TGTAAACCTTTTGGTAATCTAGTTTCTAAATTAACGGGACGCTTACTCATACTTTACTCTTTTACTTTCTTGCCATTCATGGCATTTAATGTTTGTTTCCAAACTTGTTTATTTTCTAATAACCTGCTAATATCAATTCCGGGGTCGCTATTTGTTATTTCAGCATCTTCTTTTAATGGTTGTGTGCCAGCAAAGGCATCAAAACCACTCATGCCAATACTATCAAGTGTTTTCTTTCTGTTTTCTTGCATTTCACGAAGAGCTTTATTTTGCTTAACAGTGATTTCTTCTAAATTATTCTTTTGTTTTACAGGTTGAATGTTATTTTTTGTTGATACTTGGGTAGAAATGACTGCACTTTCACTCAACATTTTAGTAAAACCTTCTTCAATAAGAACTTCTTTTAAACATTCTTTAATTAAAGGCTTGATGATTTGTTTTAATTGTTCTTTTTTCATATTCCCTCTTAAAGACGATATTGTATTATGCAGAACCTGAAATGTTTAATTTTTATTATGGATAATTAACCATTAATGTAAAATTAGCGTATGTATTTAGTTCTAAACTGGCTAAATTTATAGGCCCACCATTTAATGCATCAAGAACAATAAAGTTAAAAGAATAAGATTTAGGGTAATCTCTTGTAGACTTAATTTGTACAGCAGAGTAAAGATAATTACTGTTTATAGAACTTGAAGTTTGTATCATTAGTTGAGAACAGGTATTATCAAAAGTTAATGCATTATCTGCATCTACAACCGTAATTCTTAAAAATCCATCTTGTAAAACACCAAAAGAAGAAGATCCACAAGAAACAATAACTGGGCTATTATCATTGAACATGTTGTAGCCATTTAAATAAGTAAGCGTTTTAATGTTCATTTTACCCCAAGCATAAGGAGTATTCAATTTTTTTAATTTACCCGCAAGGCCACCATCAGAAGTATCAGTTACAATAACACTTTCAAAAGTAACAATACTTGTGGTATCTATATCTTGTGGCAAAGCTAATTGAACCGAGCCAGCTTGAGAATTTATATAATCTGCATTTGCACTAATTTGATTAGGAGTGCCGGTAATATCTGTTACACCAGCGGTTCCAGTATCGATAGTTATTGAACCACCTAAATTAACTGGATCTCCGTTAATAGTTATGCTAGAATTTTGCAATGCGCCATTTGGACCCCCCGAAAGAGATATTAACGCCCTGTCACCATCTGTTGAATGATCATTTGTTACTGTAATTACAACTCCGTTGGAGCCAGTTAATTTAAGAGTATCGTTTGCTCCATCAGCTACTGCTGTATTTGTCCCATCTGTAATATTTTTAAAAGCAAAGCCAACGTCTAATGAGCCAGTTTGTCCTAAAGTAAAAACAGATTCATTAATTTTTAATTGTCCACCAGTTTGTAGCGCACTGTTTGGAATATTATTGGCTGATACAACAATTTTATCAGGAGTACCTGTAACAACATTAACTACTACTCCATCACTTCCGGAAAGAGTAGCACAAATTAATTCATCAGCACAGTTGGTAAAAGTACTCATGTTTTATTATCCAATACCAGCAGATCCAGAATAACCAGATGCTAGATTATAACCAGTAATACCAGTTAATTCAGCTAATACATAAGTTGAAGAAGCTAACGCAGATGCATCGTCACTTATTAAAAATATTCTATCTGTTTTAACGCGCATTTCTACTCTATCATTACTTTTGCCGTTTGCTTGGTGAGCTTCTATCAACCAATAATTGGTGCCTTTAACCCCATTGGCACTAAAACCAACACGTATTGGTTTATCGCTACCAAAGTTGTTATGAATATGAATTCTTTGCGTAACAGATGGAAATACTATTTCTAATGGTGCAGAAGTATTAGCTGGAATAGTTAATGCACCTGTAACATAAGGAATTCCACTTACTTGATAATTACCAACACTATGTAAACCAGCTTTATATTGAAATTCAGACATTGTTCTATCCTTTTACTATATCATTTAATAATCTATTTAGACGATCAGCTTTTGTCCAAATTTTACTTGCATCAAGAGTGCGTTTTTTACTCTCACTCATCATAAATGCGCCGGGAGTACTTGGTTCTTGAACGAAATCAAAACAAATAAGTTGAAAATCATCTTCTACAATTGTTTTGCCGCTTTCTTTTCTTGTACTTCCCAAGCCACGGCTAGAAATACCAAGTTTGACTCCGCTTTCTACTAAGGAACGTAATATTTTACCAGATGGTGTGTCTAAGACTTTTACCTTTCCCATAACAGCATCACCGTCCCACCAAACCTTCATAACCATATGGGAAACGTTTTTTAAATTAACTACTGAATCTTCTGGATGGTCTAATTCGCCTAATGCACGTCTATCTTCAACTATTTTAATGTAGTTTTGAACCTCTCGTTCTAAAACTCTACGACCATATACACGACCATTACCGTTTTCTTTATCAGCACGTTGCATTACACCGGTTAAAATTAAACCTCCGCTTTTGACAAAACGTTTTTCATCCTCTGTCAATAAATCTTGACAAGTTCCACCATCACATAATTCATACCATTCTCTTAATAGTTCTTTTGACATGTTTTTTATAAAAAGGTTAAAGCCCCGAATATTTCATCGGGGCTAAATTCTGCTACCGTTGCAGCAACGACGAACTACGGGCAAAAACCATTTCTTTACATCATTTCTATTTTCTAAAGCACTAATTTGACTCAACATAATATTCACCTTCTTTCAGTTGTAATTAGTTACCTAATTTTGTTTTTTCAACTTTATTATTATACCATCATCATCAACCAAACGACTTAATAGATAGGAAGTTCCAGCACTTATGCATCCAGCAATAAAAAAATTAAATTTAAGCGGTAATAAAAACCAATTAAATATTCCAACCCAAAATCCCATACACATGCAACATTTAAAGAAATGATAATTTGGTCTTATTGCATCAAATATCTTGCCATAAACCAATATCATTGTCATTCCATAGGAAGCTAGAACAAAGATAATTAATTGCATATTATTATTTATCTTCCTTTGGATCAAATGGATTTGGCGGTCTATCAACTTTTGTTCCAGAACCCTTTGGTTTTGGTGGGGTTGTAACAACTGGTGCTCTCATGGAACCAGTTTTTTCTCCTTTGGGGGCTTCTGTTTCAGGAGGAGCAGTTTGTTTTTTCTTCCAATCATAAGATGGTTTTTCTGCATCATATTTAGAACCTGTCCATGAATGCCTTGGTGAATTAAAACCCATTTCTGCTCGTTCTTCTGCTTGTTTATGATACATGGCTAATGTATTTTCGACATCTCTATATAAATCATTAAACTTTCTTTGTAATTCTATTTGATTTGGTGTAGCGTTATAAGTTACTTTTGCCATTTCTTCAGAAACGGTATCCATAATAGTTAAATAAACAATAGAATAGTCTTTAAGACCGCTTTCTTTAGCTAATTCAATGTATTCAGGAAATACATTTTTTAAAGCATATGGAATATCTTCTCTGATATATGCTTTTAATTGATCTATTATCTCTTGATTAACTTGAGATTGTTGATTTTCTAATAATTTTTTATTTCTTTTTGTATGTTCAAAAATATAAGATAATTTTTGATATTTTTTATACGAAAAATATAATTGTATTTCTTCGTTTATAATTTTTTTTAAATAAGATAATTTTATATTCATAGAACTTTCCTAATAATTGTAACGATAAATACCACGGGTCGGGAAACCATACTTTGGAATACTTCCCTTTTGTGAATCTTGAGGAACTTCTCCAAGTTCTGTTGAATCTTCAGCATCAGGAGCAAGAAGCTCTTTTTCAATTGCATCTTGATATGCTTTTTCATATTCAAATGCGGGACGTTCTTCTTCTATAAAATTAGCTAAATTATAAACTACCACTTGCGTAGTATCTACACCTTCTGGACCTTGTTGTGGATAATTACCTTGAAGAGAGCCATATACATTACCTGAAAATACACTTTCTGGAAGGATAATTCCTTTTTGAATCATATATTTAAAAAGACGCTCTTGAAGCTTATAAATTGTGTCTGTTTGTTCATCTTTTGGTAGAACTAAAACTTTTTGCTTTTCTGGCATAACAATAATATCAATTTCCGGATGTTCCCGTAACATTAAATCACCAGACAAAGTTTTACGTATATCTATTTGTTTTTCTACACCAGCTTTATCTTTAATAACAACTTTAATCATTAGTTTCTACCTCATGAACAAATTGTTGAATTTTTAAAATATTTTCTAACATATCAGAAGACATGTTTTTATTATTTTTAAAATCAGAAATTATATTTAATAACTTTTTTGTTTTTTCTAATAAATAAGAATCATTTTTGATATGATCACTTTGTAAAGATTTATTTATTTTTTCATTTAAAGAAGACAATTCTTCATTTAAATAAATTTTTAATTCCAAGCCATCATCCGCAAAAGAATTAACATATTTAGTTAATAAATCTTTTTGTTCATTTAGTAAAGTAGAATATTTTTCATTGAATTTTTTAACAAAACTTTTAAATACAATGTTATCAATCGGAGATAATTCTTTTTGTTCATTAACTATATTGAAATTATTTATTAATTCTTGTTCTAGCAGAATTTTTTCGCCAACGCTTGTTGAATCATTCAATATTTGAGATATTGTGGCTAAATCCTTATAATATGGAACAAAATTATTATATATATCCATACCTAATGTCTTATTAATTTTATTAATAAGTTTTGTTTGCTCATTAAAAATAAATCTTTTATCTAAACAAATATATCTTGTTTTAACTTCGTTTAAATATTTTTCAAAAACGTTTTTATTGACAGTAGGCTCTCTTAGGCATTTATATAATTTTAATTCTTCAGACAAAATGCTATTAGGATTAAAGAACTCTAGTAATATATTTTTTATATTAGTTAAACGTTCTACATCTTTATTTAAAGTTGCTTTTGTTCCTTCACGTAATAATATTTCGTAAAGAAAAGCGGTATTTCTTTTCTTATTGTGTTTCATCTATTTTTTCTCCGTATCTTTTTCTTTATTTTCTTTAAGTAGTTTTTCAGACAAGCTTTTTAGCTTATTATCCATCTCTAAAAGCATTTTTTCATCTTTTTCAAATGTTTCTTCTTCATTAAAAATACCTTTTCCAGCTCTAGATAAATCTTTTGATCCAGCAAATAGGTTTCTATAACTAGATTTAACAGATTCTGGTGTATGGAGCGAGGATATATGACGAGTTCTGGCACCGCTAGAACGAGCATCATATGAAACTGGCTTATACCATTTCCCATTAGCTCCTTTTGTCATATAAGAACCATCTTCACGTCTAGCTGGTGCTGCTAACAAAGAAGATTCTGGTTGCTCACCCCCAGCTTCGCCACCTTCTGCTCCTTCTTCACCGGGAGTTGGCGTTTCTCCACCGGGAGATGGCACTTCTGCACCTGCTGGTGCGGCACCAAGATCCGTATTTAATGTAGAACCACCAACCGTTCCCGTATCAGTAGCTTCTCCTGCTTCAATAGCTTTTTCAATTTGTTTATCATAGAACAAATCTCTTTGAATTCTTTGAAAATCGCTATCATTAATCTTAAATAAGTTTTCAAATATCCATCTTTTACTAAATCCGTTTTCTTTTGCTGATCCTGCTACTTCTAGTTGTGCCTTAAAATGTTCTATTTCTTGCAATTCACTAATTTTAGAAGGATTATTAAGACGAATTTTAAATTTTAATAAGTCTTCATTACGATAACCAAGAGTATAAAGATGAATAATACCAATTTTTTCTAATTCACTTATTATTACACGTTGCAATCTTTGTATTGTACGTGCAAAACGAATATCTTTTTGTGCTAAGGTAGTTTTATCTTCTGGAGCATCCTTACCTCTTGCAAGATATGCTTGTGGAATTTTAAGCGCAGAAAATAATTTATCACGAAGATATTGCACGTCATCAATGTCTCCAGTAAATTCACCACCTTTTAGAGTATCAATCTTAGTTGCACTTTGCGTTCCGCGAACTGGCAAGAAATAGTCTTCATCAATACTCATTGGGTTATAACGCAAATCAACACGACCAGTATTTGGATCAACAATCTGATTACGTTTCATTTGAGTGATAATTTTTTGCATGAACTGCTCTACTTCTGGTGGTGATACATTACCTACGTCTATATAAAACACTCTTCTTTCCGGAGAGCGAACTATACGATATGCCATCATTGCATCTTCCATAAGTTGCAACTGTCTCCAAATACGTCTTGCTGGTTCAAGAATGGAAGTGCCATAAGGCATATATTTGTCTTGACCATTAACTCTAAAATGAGCTATTTGCCAATTTTCAAATGTAATACCTGCACTATTCCACTGAAATTGCACATAATTAGGATTGCTTTCATCTTCTCCTTCTAATCTTTCTAATTCCGGAGAGGGCAGTCCAAGAACACTCTTAATGCCCAATTTTTCATCTATGTCCAGATATAAGAAAAAATCACCAAACTTGCACATTGTTCTGCACCAAGAAAACAAATTTGATTCTATATTTAAAATATTATAATATAAGTTATGAAGAAGATTTTTTATCTCTTCATTTTTGCTATCAATAATTAATACTTGACGATATTGGTTACTAGTAGTCATTTCATCAGCATATATATCCATTGCTGATGCTATTTCGGGCATGAATTCCATTTGGTCAAAGTCGCCATAGCGTTCAGCACGACCTTGGTTAACCATTATGTTACTTTGAATAGCTTCAAAAGGATTATAACTTTTACGTTTAAAGCTTTGTCCACTAGTACTAGTAAATTTGTAACGGTCTAAATCTCTGCGTTTGTAACGTATTTGTGACTGAGATTTAAACGTTGCTAGCGGACCAGAAAATAATCTCGTTAATCCTACATATAATGGTGACTGACGATTGCGAGGATTCTTCTTAGATAATTCACCATCTGGTTTATTGTTTAATTGATTACCTGTTCTGTAGGAACCATTATTATTATCATTAGCCATTTTTAACCCTTTATAATCCAATTAAAATCTTTATACATTTGCTGTACTTGTTGAATTTTTCTATTTTTTTCTTCAGTTTGGAATGCACGTACTGTAGTGTCTAAGTAATTTCCACTTTTTATAATTGAATTCAAGAATGCCTTAGAATACTCTAAATTTCGTTCGTTGTTAATAATAGCTGTATCACGGACCCAACAACCAATAGCTAGAGACATTACTAAGTCATCGTTATAACCTTTTTGAGCTTCTGGACGGCCATTAACCCAAACAAATGTGTCTAATTCATTAACTGTACGTTGAGAATTAATTTTAATACTTTTATTGCGAATAAATTCTTCTAATTTTGCCACTATCAATGGACGATTTTTCATTGATGTTGTAAAACCGGGAACAGAATTAGAAGAATATTGTGCGCTTGTGCTATCTACGAAATCGTGAGTAGATTTATTAGAATAAAAAACATTTGGATATCGCATTTCTATTAATTTAGTTATAACTGCAAATCCTATATTATTATTTTCTACTACTACCATACAATTACCGTATTCTTTTCCAGCATCAAAAAGTAAACGAGCAAAATTATCTATATCTATTTTTCCTTGATATTCTGCTACTTGTTCCATGTTTTTAACATCTAATATATGAAATACGGAATAATCTCTACCATCACCTCTTGCCACATCTGCTGTTAATAAATAAGACCCATCATTAGAAAATTCTTTCCATATATGATAATTTCTATCCATCCAAGTGCGATATTTTGGTTCACAAATATCGCGTTTAACTTTTGTTATATCTTCTGGATGTATTACAGTTTCACCCGATGCATTGAAATTACATTCAAACTCTTGAGCTATTTGACGTTTGCTCATATTACGAGTCATATTGTCAAACCATTCCTGAGTATATTCTGGATGTAGTTTT